GACATCTGTGGTGCGTAGAGTTGCATCATCTTATAGTTGTGCTCAATCAAACTTTGGTTCTCTGCAATGTTGGTGAAGAACTTAAGTTTGGCTTTGCTTTGGTCGCAATATTCTACCACCTCATCAATGGTGTAAGATTTGCTATCGCTCAAAAAGTTTAATCTTTTGCCTACTGTCGCCAATCCAGCGCCTTTGATGCCGGGGAGATTGTCCGATGCATCGCCGGCGATTGCTCGTGCGAGGGCCATGTTGGTTGGGTGAATCCCTGTCTGTTCAATAATACGGGATTTGTTAAGTAGCTCGTTCTTCGTAGGACGAAGCAATACTGTCTCATCATCGCATAGCTGCATGAAGTCACGATCATTCGAAATGATAATCTTCTGCCAGCCCTTATAATAGTGCATATGCGTAAGGTGCGCGATCACATCATCAGCCTCGATCTCTGGGATCATAAACTGGACGATAGGCATTTCGTTAAAGTACTCAATGACACGGCTTTGCTGCCACATCTTATTGTGCAATTCCTCATCATCCGTAAGATTATGGAAAGCCCGATTTAATCTAATCGGCTTTCGCCCGGCTTTATAACTCTTATCGATGCTCTTGCGCTTCTTAGAACCGTTCGGTCCATCCCACACGATCACAATCTGATCGGGTTTAGTTTCACGGACGTGGCGTTGAAGGATTTTAATGAATCCTTTAATACCCCCGATAGGATCTCCATTGCTGGAAATACTAGGATCTACAATATACGCTCTCAAATAGGCATTCAACGCGTCAATAATCAATACTCTCTTCATAAAAGAAGCCCCTCCTGTTATCTATAATATAACACAAGGGGCGGGATGTGTCAAGTAGTTTTTTAACGATATCTACGAGGCGGTGGGGCTGGTCGGCCGCGGCCTTTTACCTGCCGTACATAAGTATGCGGATGGCGATTGACCATGTGTCGCGGCACTGTGCGCAGGTCCCAGTAACCATGTACCCACCCGTAGCGACTCTGGTGTCCTTTAACCCATACCCATGCTTTAACTTTCACAGGTTGTGGGTGATGCGCGCGCGGGGGCGGTGCAGGTCTGTGAACTGCAGCCGGCGGCTTGGCGGGGGGTGGGTGAGGGTGTGCATGCACTACACACGCACTACTCAACAACCCAATAGTTGCTATCATTATCTTATTCATTGGAACTCTCCTCTTCTTCATAAGGTTCATAAAAATCTTCGGCGCTGCCTTCTCGCTGATCAAATCTTTGAATAACCTCTTCATCCATTAGACGCACGACGTGCTCTCTAAATTCATTATCTGATTTAATGATCTCGGACCACTTGGAAGGCTGGAACTTTTTGCTATAGCCGTCTTTTGTTTCAAGAGTATACCACGCACCCTTTGAAGTAAGGCATTCAGACGTCTTGATGGCATCGAACCAGCTTTCTTCATCGCGGATACCAACCTCGTCGGTGCCCCACATAATGCGGAAAGCGCAGTTTCTTCCTTGAGTTCCAAAGCGTGACTTCTCTAGTCGAACTTTAACTTCGGAGCCGATGCGGAAGCCTTTATCATCCATCACGAACGCACTCTTGGCTTTGCGTCCGGTGAGCCAGATGCGCAGCGAATAAGAATAATGCATTGCCTTACCTCCTGGTGTCATAAAGGGAGTGGTCATCGCTGTGATGTGAGCCATGGGCCCACTAGTAATGTTAGTCTTAAGCTGATTAAGAACCAAGAAGGTTGCCTGCTTGTCGGCGATAGGAAGTGTCAGCTTTGACATTCCCTTTGCAAGAATGCGTGCCTTCATTGCCATCGAGGATTGAGGATTAAAGTCACCTTCGACATCCGACACTGCGGGAGTGAATGCGAGAGAATCCCAGATAAGCAACAGCTTTTCATCGGTTGCTCCCAGGAGTTCTTCAATCGTCTCCAAAACAAACTCGACAGAGGATGCTTGGATGTACATTAAGCGCCCCAGATCGCAGCCTGCTGCCTCTAAAAAAGCAGGGTCGATGGCTGACTCGGAATCAAAATATACGACAAGCTTGCCCTGTTTCTGGGCGTTGGCTGCAATCTGTGCAGCCATGTAAGACTTACCTGTGGAGGTGAGTCCTGCAATCTCTGTGACTTTGCCGACAGGAATGCCTCCCATCTGTCCCTTGCATATAATACTGTCAAGCCAACGCGACCCTGTGGGGATCCATTCCTTGACTTGGGTGGGGTTCTCCCCCGTTAAATCATGCGCGACGTTGCGGCCGGCTTTCTTGTTCACTAAGGTCATGAGTTCCTGCATGGATACACGACCTACTTTCGTTTGTTTCGCCTTTCTCGGCATCTTGCTCTCCTTTGTTAAATATTTCTTCTATCTGCGCTCTGATTTGCGCATGCGGTAAATTTGTTACAATCATTTCATCAGACTTTTTGGAAGTGTTCATTCCATATGCCCAAGCATCTTCTAAGTGGATACAAGTCGCACCAATTTCTTCATAAAGCGCTCTAATGAAACTACTTTGATTATACGACATGATGAAGGGGTTGTCAACTGATTTTAAGGTCTGATGCAATCGTACATGATCAAACCCCTCATGAAGACTTCCGTTTGTGCCGTAAAGTTTATTCTTTTTTTCCTCCAAATAGTAAGGAGGATCGAGATATAAAAAGGCCGCTGGGTGATTGCGTATTGAAATGTCAAAATCCGCACATCCCACATTAAAGTTTGCTAATTCAAATTCTGATAGTTTTTGTAATTGTGATTCGTTATAGCGATCCCAAGAGGCACGCCAGGAATAGCCGCCGCTGAGGGTGGCGCCAGATCGGCCGGCCTTGTTAACTACGAAAAGCTGTGCTGCCTTATCGATAGTGGCTTTTCCCTTCGTATTCATTATAGATTTTAAATGCGCTTGACACTTTCTGAAGGTGTCTTCCGAAATGCCGATTAAATTGCCCCGAATCAATTTCTCCAATTTGTCATGATCATTGCACCACACCGTGCTCTCTTTATTATGCACGCGACAGTTTTTCTTACACAGTGGCGCAGTAGCAGCGAAATGATTCCATCGGTCTACCCAGTATTCAAGCGGCGTGTAATTCGCAACATTTTGACTATAGGATCGCGCGCGTTTGGATACTTTGTCCGGTCGAGTTAAAATCTCTTCCCAAAACCACACCAAGGGAGTAAACAAATCATACCCGTGAACAGTCATCCCGCGTTCGGCCGCGGCAATCTCAATCGATCCTCCCCCAAGAAAGGGGGAGCAAAGCTCCCCACAGTCTTCAGGGATGAGAGGCAAGATTACACTTACAGCGCGGGATTTACCGCCAGGGTATCTTAAAGGTGTCTTCATTGCTTAAGCCGCTTTCTTGTTGGGCGACTTGTCATGAACTGCTGTAACCTTTGCCCGAGTACGCAAAAATTCTGATTTAGAGCGAATCATGCGATCTCCGTCATCTGGATTAGCGCAGCCCATCTCCATGTAAACATCCCCAATAAGATTGTCGTAAAGCGCAAACATTGCGGGTGAATTCATCATTAGATCAGAACAAAAGACCTTCTCAACCCAAGCGTGTTTTGTATCAAGGGAGACATAAAAGCGGCGGCTACCGCCCCGTTTGCGTTCGGAACTATATTGATAGTAACGACCATCGCCGCATCCATGATCAATATCAATTATCCACTCATCTTGCCCATGAGGAAACTTGAATGACTTGCGCTTCGCGCGGTTAGGAGGCGTCTGACTTTCATCATCCTCACCCTTATCATCCGTTGGTTCATTCCTCTCTTGAGGGGGAACCGCATTTTCATTGTTCACTTCTGGCGGGGCAGTCACATTCATGTTGTTAGTGAGGTTATTGCTATAAGCGCTTGTAACCTCTTCTAACTTCGAATCATCACGCGGTGATTCAGTTGCACGATGCTCTTGGCGCTCCTTAACATGTGAACGAAGATCACTAGAAATCTCCGCTGTAATGCTGTCACGAATATTTTGTGGTAGGTGCCAGCCGTCCTTCATAAGAGTTGTGTGCATTTGCTGATCAAATGCTGCTGCATCAACTTCCCAAATGACATACACACCTGAAAGCTCCCAGTCGTGGGCGCTTACGCCGTGCCAATGAATTTTTTTCGTAGTAATGTCGCGATTATTTCGCAGAACTACAAGCCCCTGTTGGCGTTCATGGCCGGCCTTGTGGGCTGAGCCCAGGGTACTAACTATTTTGAGAGTTCCTAAGCTTGTTCCATCCTTAAGGGTAAAGTTAAATGGATCTACCAGGGTCTTAACACCCTCAACATATTCATACCCCCAAGCCTTAAGTTCACATCGATTAACCTTAATTGCGTGCTGTCCGGAATCCAGGAACTTGCGGAAGTACAACCGTAGGGCCCTGGGCGCCTTCAGCGCATTCAAGAAAGTCTTGACATTAGCATACTCGTCGGAATCGATCTTGTCAATATGTACCCAAGTTCCAGATCCTGTCTCGCTAATGCTCGCATCAAATTTTTCACGATGCTCTTCGGTAATGTGAGAGGGGTCTCTTTCCACAACAAACTCCCCTTCTGCCATATTCACGTCCAAATCCATAGCGATACAGATAGTGGTGCCGGCGCTCTCCTTCGTCATAACAGTGATACGACGGCCGAGGGAAGTACCAGCAGTCTTAAGCCCCATCCCAAAGCATCCGAGTGCAGATGCGCTCTTATTTGTTTCAGAGCCAAGAGTAAGAGCTTCAATAAGCTGCTCATCGTTCATACCGCAGCCATTATCAAAGATGTCTATGCTATCGATTGGATCAGATTGATTGGCTGTTCCCTGCGTCTCAATTCCAATTTCGGTTGCATTTGCGTCAATACAGTTATCAATAATATCGGCAATTGCGGTTACTGCTTTATATCCTAAAGAACGCAGCGATTCTCCCATTTTAGGTCGTGGGGGGACCTTAATATATGTGCTCATTTTATTTTTCTCCTTGTTATAAAATTGCAATAATTTTATATGAGAATCTTCTCATATTCTCTCCAACAATATTTGTTGAAGATATTCTTAATATATCATGTATAGTTTGCTTTGTCAAGCAACTAATTAAAAAGGTGGCAGACTTTTCCCGGTCTGCCAGCGGGGCGAGCCTAGCCTGCTACCAGTTCATTGAATGCACGGTCGACGTCAGTAGCTTCGGTTGTGCTGTACTTGGCAGTCTCGCGTGAACGCGACTCGGCGGATCCGTCTCCGGCGAGTTGCTCATCGAGAATAGCGTCTACCTGCGCCGGCGTAAGACGCTCAAAGAGAGAGTCAAAGTCGGGCATGCCATCAAGGAGGGCGGGGATGGCCTCGGTATCCTCAAGCAACGTTGAGGTATTACGACGCATTTTCAGGCTCGTCTGGGGGTATGCTCCGGGCTTGGTGGGTTTCGTATACGTGAGAGTAATATCAGTACCCTCGGTCGCATCCGTAACATCACCGTACTCGGGGTCAAGGATGTAGCCGAGAAGGAGTTCATAGGCCGTCTTACCGTAGCCGTAAACCTTAATCCCTTCATCTTCTCGACCACGAATAACGACAGGGCTGAAATAGCGGGTGCGCACAAAGAGTGACTTTGCAAGCTTTTTGCTCTCCTCGTCGTTTTTCTCGCTTCCTTCTCGCCAAAGCGAAGAAGCGAATTCGCAGATAGGACATGCCTCACTAAAATTACGCTTAGGACACAAGATTCCGCCCCTGTGGTCCCCTACGTTATAATGAAAGAACATTTCCTTC